CAGCAAGGTTATTTACCGAGGTTGCATTTGTAGTAGAATCGTTATACGCCATCACTACTGCATCCCAAAAATCATCTTGTCCAAAGACACCGAAAGGCACCCATGAGTATCTTGTTTTAGTATCCTCTGTTACTTGCGGTATCATATTATCGGCAAGATTGACTACCGAAAATTTACCTTCTTTTCTAATTGCTTTTGTATTATTCATTATTGTAGAATTATGAAAGTATTATCACTTACTTCTGATGTGTATGGTGGAACACCACTTTCTGGTAATGGTATTTGATTCACATAATTTGGTTTATTCTCGGTTTGTGCTTCGAAGAATGCAACAGAACCATGCCATACTTCTGGTAAATTCTGTACAGATTGAGAACCTGATGGGAAGAATGCAGGAAAAAGGGTCATTCTTAACTCATTACCTACAATTGATTCACCTTGTGTTACGGTATCTAAATCAATACTAAACGAAACAAACGATTCGTATCGTTCATAACTCCACTGGCCAGGATTTAGATATGCCCCATAATTTTCTTGGGTTGTCATATCCTGCAGGGTCAAACCTAAATGTGTAGATTGTGATGGCAATGATTCAACTCTAATAGTATAATCATTATATCCACCTCTAAAATATGTTAGCATATCTATTGTTTATCTCGTATTACCTTATATATAACACCCAATCTTCTATAAATAACACATAATAAAAAAACCCCATATTTCTATGGGGTTCTCTTATATTAATTCTATACTGAATTATGAATTTGTTCCATACACAACGGTTGGTTGTGATGTCAATCCTGCGAAAGCATTAGTGGTTGTAGAACCAGATAAGAATGCTGCTGGTAATTGTTCTTGTCCAGTGAAGGTCAATGAGTAACCATAAAGGTCTCCCATTGCAGCACCAGTCTGAAGAGATCCTGCAGTCATATCAGCACCTTCTCTTTCACCAACTAATAATGCATCACCATTCATTGTCCATACAACGATTTGTGGTCTACCATAAGCCAACAACTTCATTTGAGTTGTCATCTCGTTGGTAAGTTTCTTCAAGTTCAAGAGTAATTCTTGAGAGAAGAAAGTTGTACCATTATCTCTTGATGTATTGACAGTTTCAGTATAGGCCGAATTTCCTTTCAACTCATAATAGTATACGGTTGAGCCAGATGGTAAAGCAGTTACTTCACCATTTCCATTTTTAGTGAAAGAACCCGTAGTATAGTTAAGGAAGTAAACACCGGCTAATCCACCGATACTATCCTTACATACTTCGTTTCTTCCAGCTGTGATATTACATGCCATACTTGTGTGTGTTTATTTAGTTAGTAAAATTAATATGCTCCGTAGTAAACGATGTCTGAACCGATACCGAATTGTACGCCTGCAGTGTATCTCATGATGATACGATAGTTTTGAGAACCATCCAAGTTAGCCATATCAAGTACTCTTACTTCGTTGTGGTCAGAAAGAAGACCAGTACCGAAGAACAAGTTAGACTTCTGTGCAGCTACAATCTTAGAATCACTCATACCAGGGCAAAGAACGATTTCAATACCATTGAAGTTGAAAGGTTTTTCACCTACGTTCAATTGGTTGTTCCATCCGTTTGCACCTACGGCTCCACCTGCCAATGCTTGCTGATAAGCCTTAGCAACTGATGTACCAACATAGATTAAAAGGTCTTCCTTACCATAAACGGCAGAAGGGATAGTGTTTACTACGTTATTCAATTTGTTCAACACGTTCGCAGAAGTGATTGAACCTGAATCAATTGCAGAACCAGTCAATGCCGGTAATACAGCTCCTGCTCCACCTGCAGCGATAGATGCAGAGAATGCAGTTTGGAATCCAAGGAATGAACCATTGGAAGCAGTACCTTGCCAGATTGATTGTTCAGTTGCTTGTGCAACTTGTCCAGCAACATAAGAGATTAAGTAATCGTTGAATGATGCAGGGATAGTATCAAACGCAGAGAAACCTAACTGAAGAGATTCCCATGAGTCAACGAATTCTTGCTTACACAATTCAAGGTTTACTTGTAGTTCTTTTGGTTCAAGGATACGCTCAGAAAGAGCTACTGAACCTGAAGTTACGAAATCGCAACTTGCATCTTGTACGATACCAGATACATCCAATTTTTGGATTACTGACTTGTACTTCACATTTGGTTTGATGGTTACTAACTTGTTATCCAAAGTCTTTGCAGATAACAATGCAGCTGCGATATACTCGCCAGCGAATTCACCTGCGTAGGTGTTTTGAGTGAAAGTTGGTAACGCCAAGTTTTGTCTTTTTTTCATTTTGTAAAAAGTTTTGGGTTGTTAAATTATTTATTGTATAATCTCGCTAATACTCTCTCTTGTGAAGAAAGACCAGGAGTTGATTTCTTTGTATCATGAGTAGAGAATTTCTTTATTCTAGCTTCGATAGGTGCCCCATCTAACTTTGGTAAATCTTCCTCTTCTTCATCTTTTTCTATTTCAATTTCTACTTCGGCCATATCTTCTTCCATAGTAGGTTCTTTATCTACTACTTCTTCTTTTACTTTCTCCATATCCATCAATTTCTTTTCCATCTCTTCAATACGATAAGAAAGTTCTTCAATCATTTTAGCGATGTCTTTATCAGTTCCAACGATTTTACCTTGGTCAACATCTGCAGGGATACCATCACCAGTAGTTGGTATATCACCAGGAGCAGTTTCGTAAGTTTCCTCACTCATTTCAGTTGGCATTTCATTTGGACCAGATGCAGGAATGTCTTCTGCTTCTTTGATTTCCATATCAGCAAGTTCAACATTTTCTCTTTCTTTGATTACACCACCCTCGGTGATTACTTTGAATAGAGTTTCGTTTCCTTCTGAATCTCTCAAGGCCAATTCATGTTCTCCATCAGGAGCAGGAGATTTAGTACCATCTTCTGATACTACTTCTAAAGGTTCTCCAACATCAAATGTTGGTGATTCTACGATGGTTCCATCTTTTAGTTTAGCGTATGTAAATTCTACCTCGTTAGAGGATAACATCATCACTAATTTTTTTAATACAGTTTTTGCGTTCATAATGTAAAAATCTATTTTATATAATAACAATAATTTATTTTTCTATATCAATTTTTTTTAAGCTCCGGTCAATCTACTGATAATACCATTTAATTCTTGTAATGGTCTTATTACTCTACCATTGTTTAATAATCGTTTTACGCGATAAGAACCTGCAGTAGAAAACATATGTAAATCTCCACTTGGAGACATGATAATAGTTTGCCAATCACCTGATGGTAGAGTTTCATAACTTACCGTGTTTGTAAATGGATTATAGATTACCATTTGGTCGGTATTACCAACCGTATATATTAATCCATCAGCACCAATAGCATAGTTGTTTGCTCTTGTATCAGTTACTCCACTCAATGCAATTGTTGCAGTATTTGTTCTTGGGTCTATTCTTACAATAGTATCTGATCCATACGCAGGGAAACAATACAAAAACCCATTAGGGTGTTGTACTACATCTCTATAAAAATCAGAAACATCTGATTGGCCAGGTACTGTGACATATTCCATAGTATCATTGAAAGGATTATAGCAGTGAATACCTGATGTTGTTCCTCCACCTCCACCGAAATATATTTTACCATTTACACCCATAGTTCCATTTTGTGGGTCACCTACATAAGATGTTACTGCAGTATTGGTAATGGTTCCATTGAATAAATCCATTCTCATGAATTGACTTCCACCAATCCATCTACTACCATACGCATATCTTCCATCAAATCCAACACCCCACCAAAATGAATAGTTTCCACCTGCTGAATAAGTTACTGAACCCGATGATGTATCATTAGTAGTATTTATTACTCTCATTGCTGAAAATCCTGGTAGATAGGCCATCTTAGTTATTGGAGAATAAAATGCAGAATAACTTGCTAAATTACCACCTGCAGTAATAGTTGTTCTTGTATCAGTATATGTGTCAATTACTGTCACTATGTTAGAACCAGCATCAGCAGCAGCATATATCTTACCATTTTCAGCAAGAATACCGTGGTTTATTGCTCTACCAATAGCTGTCATAGCAGTATTTGTGCCATAGACTGCACCATTACCACTACCTGATGTAAAATAAGATAATCCAGCTCTACACCATTGGTTTGATTCATATTCAGACCAATACTGTAAAGATTGTTGTGGGAAAGTTATATCCTCAAATGCTGCTGGTGCAATCATATTTTATAGAAAGTTTTTAATTGAAGTTCCCAATACATTAGTTCCATCAAGTGATACAAATGTCAACAAATCTATTGCCGAACCAGTTGCAGTTGCTTGATAATCATTACCACCTGCAAATCTTACATTAGGTGAGAATGTTACTGAACCAGTTGCAGCACTAGCTGCTTGTGAAATTTGTATGTTTATAGTTTGTCCTGCCTTAATGTTAGTAGGTGTAAAGTGAGTTACTGAACCAGTTGGTAGAGTAATCACAAACATATTACCATCATTAAAATTAACTGATGCAGTTTGTGAAGTAACTGAAAGTGTATTTACAAATCCACTCATTGAACCAGTTACTTGAAGTGCTCCCGAGATTGATGCAGTTCCACTAAAAGGGAATGCAGAACCTCCACCACCGAATGAACCAGTAGATACAGTAGTAGTTCTACCACTAGCATCACCTACCCATACATATCCTTGTTGTAAAGATGATGTTAAAGTTCCAGTTATACCTACTGAACCAGTAAATTGTGTTTCACCTATTACTTGTAATTCTACTGCAGCAGATGATGAGAGTACAAGTGAACCAGTAATGGTTGTACTTCCACTTACATTCAATGTACCTTCTACAAATGTGTTAGAACCTGAATCAACTAATAAACCAGTCTTTCTTGTTCCAGTAGCAGTACCAGTTCCTACTGCAAATACAATG